CTTATTTACACTGATGAATCTGGTAGTGGAGTATTAGAAAAGTTTAGCGACCACAGCCACGCTACAGGTACACCACCGCAAGCCAATGAAGCTCTAGCAGCCTTTGGTCGTGTATGGGTTGCTGATGTTGTTGGTAACAAGCATACTGTTTACTGGTCTGACTTACTAGCTGGTCATACGTGGACAGGAGGTTCTTCAGGTTCCTTAGACATTACAACTGTATGGCCTACAGGTCATGATGAGATTGTAGCGTTATCAGAGTTTAATGACTTCTTAGTTATCTTTGGTAAACGTAGTATTATCCTGTACTCTGGTGCTAGTTCACCGTCTAGTATGGTACTAGCTGATGTTATTACTAACATTGGCTGTATTGCTAGAGACAGTGTACAGTCCACAGGATCAGACTTATTGTTCTTATCTGACTCTGGTGTCCGTAGTTTGGGCAGAGTTATACAAGAGAAGTCTAACCCTATTGGTGACGTATCTATAAACGTACGTGATGACTTAGTACAGGCAGTGTCTGTAGAAACAGGTAACATCAAGGCAGTCTATAGTGAAGAAAATGCTTTTTACTTGTTAATATTACCTACAGTTAACAACCTAGTGTTCTGTTTTGACATGCGTGGTAAGCTAGAAAATGGAGCTAATAGGGTAACTACATGGCCGTTTACTGGCATTCTGTGTGCTACAACTACAGATAACAATGACGTTTACTTTGGTAACTCTAAAGGTATTAACAGATACTTTGGTTTCTTAGACGATACTTCTACTTACACAATGAAGTATTACACCAATGCTCTTTCGTTTGGTGACGCTAGTAAACTAAAGATTCTAAAAGAAATAACATTTACTATTGTAGGTGGCCAGGGAACAGACCTCTTGTTAAACTGGGGTTACGATTATACTGAAGGATACACCAAGCAACTGTTAACAGTAGACGATGCGTCTATTGCAGAGTATGGTCTTTCTGAGTACAACGTAGCAACCTCGCAGTACAACGCATCTATCATTGTAAACAAAGCAACAACTAAAGCTACTGGATCTGGCAGAGTAGTTACTATTGGTTTAGATGCCACAATTAACGAGAAGTCATTTTCAATACAAGATGTAAACATTGAAGCATTCATAGGTAGAACAATTTAATGAGTAATTATACTAAGACTACAAACTTTGCAGCAAAGGACTCACTACCTTCAGGTAACGCTGCTAAGATTGTTAAAGGCACTGAGATTGACACAGAGTTCAATAACATTGCTACTGCATCAGCAACTAAAGCAAACGCTAACAATGCTGCACTTACAGGTACAACTGTATTTGAGACGTTGTCGGATGGCACCCTTAGCATTACAGGATGGGTAGATGAAGATAACATGTCTTCGGACAGTGCATCCCTTGTGCCTACACAGCAGTCAGTCAAAGCATACGTAGACTCACAGGTTACTGCACAGGATCTTGATGTAACTGATGGCTCCACAAGCATTGACATTGACTTAGACTCTGAGTCTCTAGGTATCTTAGGTGGCACAGGTATTGACTCTACTGCTTCAGGTACTGGAGTTACTCTAGCTATTGATGCTACTGTAGCTACTCTAGCAGGCACACAGACGCTTTCTAACAAGACTTTGTCTACCCCTGTGGTATCAGGTAACCTTACTACTGACGGCCTCATAGACGGACGTGACGTAGCTACAGACGGTGCTAAGTTAGACGGTATTGAATCAGGAGCAACTGCTGACCAGACCGCTGCTGAGATTAAGACTGCCTATGAGTCTAATGCAGACACTAACGCGTTTACTGACGCTGACCATAGTAAACTTGATGGCATTGAAGCTAGTGCAGATGTAACTGATACAGCTAATGTAACTGCTGCTGGTGCCTTAATGGACAGTGAGCTTACAAGTGAAGCATCAGTCAAAGCACTAAACCAAGGTGTAGCTACTACTGATAGTCCTACGTTTGCTGGTGTTACTGCTCCTGTCACAGGTAATGTCACAGGTAATCTTACTGGTAATGTAACTGGCAATGTTACAGGAGATCTAACTGGGGATGTCACAGGTAACGTAGCTGGTAACTTGACAGGTTCTGTACTCACTGCTGCACAGACTAACATTACAAGTGTTGGTAACTTAACGTCACTCCAAGTAATAGATGGAGACTTTAATGTTTTAGCATCTGAAGGTGGCGGTGCCGCAGAGTCTTTGTTAATTGCAGATGTTTCTACTAAGCGTGTAGGTATTAATAAAGCAGCTCCTTCAGTTTCTTTAGATATTGGTTCTAATACAGACGCTATGCACGTACCTGTAGGTACTACTGCACAAAGACCCGGAAGTCCTGCTGCTGGATACTTTAGATACAATAGCACTACAGGTGGATTTGAAGGCTACACAGACGCTTGGGGAGCTATTGCTGGCGGTGGTGGTGGAGTAGCACCTAGTATTGACACAATGACAGGTGATGGTTCTGATACTACACTTGCTCTTACTAATGCTCCTGTTAATGAGAATGCTACCTTTGTAACTATTGATGGCGTAGCTCAACACAAAAGCACCTATAGTGTCTCTGGTACTACTTTAACATTCTCTACTGCACCTCCTACTGGTTCTGCTGTAGAAGCTATTACACTTAACACTACTACAATCAATACTGCTTCTATTCTACAGGATGCTGATGGTGATACCAAAGTACAAGTAGAAGAGTCCAGTGATGAGGACAAGATACGCTTTGATACTGCTGGTACTGAAAGAGCAGTTATAGATTCTAGCGGTTTAGACGTTACCGGCACAGTGACTGCTGATGCTTTGACTGTCAATTCTGGAACTACAAACACAGTTGCTACATTTCAATCAACAGACAGCACCGTAGTAGTGCCTTTTATTGATAGCGTTGGCTCCACTCAAATTAGAAGTATTGATGGTGCATTTGCCATTAGAACAGGTGGAGATGGCGGTTCCACTGCTAATACCGCAGAAGCCATGCGTATTGACTCATCAGGTAACGTGGGTATTGGCACTAGCTCGCCCACAGGAAATCTTGAGATAGCAACGTCTGCCTCAGATGCAGGTGTTGACCTTGTTCTTGATGGAAATAAAACCAGCAACGGTGGTATTGGAAGTATAATTTTCAATAACAATGGTGACAGCGTTGGCATGATCCGCTCCAACAGAGCCTCTGCAAATGATGCTGCCGACATGTTGTTTTATACACAGGCTACTGGTGGCGCTAACACAGAACGCATGCGCCTCGACTCTAACGGCAACTTGCTGGTGGGGAAGACTACTACATCGTCATCTACAGCAGGTATGCTTATTGGTTCTAACGGACGTTTTGATGCTGTGCGTGACGGAGGTTATGTCGGATATTTCAACCGTTTAAGCACTGATGGCGATATTGCTTTATTCGCAAAAGACGGCACAACCGTAGGTAGTATTACTGCTAACAGTGGCTCAGGTGGGTTTTTAGGTATAAAAGCAGGTGGCTCTAATGAGCTTTTGTTGCCTTTGAATAGCACTCCTCCACGCATCCAGCCAAGTGTCGATAATTCTTTTGATATAGGAACATCTTCCGCACGCTTTGATGACATTTACGCCACTAACGGCACTATCCAAACTTCTGATCGCAATGAGAAGCAAGACATTGAAGCACTGTCTGACGCAGAGCAGCGTGTTGCTGTAGCAGCTAAAGGTCTTCTGCGTAAGTTCCGTTGGAAGTCTAGCGTAGAAGAAAACGGTGATGATGCTCGTATCCACTTTGGAATTATTGCCCAAGACTTACAAGCAGCATTTGAAGCAGAAGGCTTAGACGCTGGACGCTACGCAATGTTTATTAGTGACACATGGACTGATGAAGAAGCTGGTGAAGAACGTACACGCTTAGGTGTGCGCTACTCTGAACTACTCGCCTTCATCATCTCAGCAATCTAAGGAGAACAACTAATGGCTTTAACACAAGTATCCAGAGGACTCCTGAGTACAAGCATTGATGACAACGGGAATGCCACGGCTATTACTATTGATAGTTCTGAAAATGTTTTGGTGGGGACTACTGATGCTGCACCGGGTGTAGGTAACACAAACACTGGAGGTGCTTTCGGCAGTAATGGCTATGGTGTATTTAGCCGCACAGGTGCAGCTGCGCAAGCCACGGCGTATTTCAATAAAAATACTAATGACGGAACCATTATTTCACTCAACAAAGACGGTTCCCAAGTTGGCATGATTAG